ATCATGCTGATTGTGGCCGCCTTTAGCACTTGACTTATCGGGCTTGATGCATTAAATGCCTCGTTATGGCCCAAATCACACAAGAAGAACTCAACGCTTCCATGGTAACCCTCGGCGTCGGGCGTTACCGCGCAAAGATAGAAAACGCCAAAAACAGGGATGCTGAGTTGGAAACTAGGTATGGACAAACGCTGATGCGGAATGCCTTACCCTATTACACTACTAAAGTAAGCGGGTGGTTAGAGGCTGTGAGCGCTTACCCCACCCCGGCGCGTTACCAAATCGAGCTACAGACACTAGAGCCTAAGGTTATCGCCTATATCGCTACCCGAGCAATCATAGATAGCATCACAAAGAAACGACCTTTGTCTCAGGTCGCTATTTATCTAGGAGCTAGACTGGAGGATGAACTTCGCTGTCGTTTTTTGCTAGAAAACAATGAGCAGAAAGGTTCGGGTATTTTGTTAGGAGCTAAGCGCCGTAAAGGATTAAACGCTAAAGTTCGTCATGTTCGTTCGTCTATGAAAAACGAGGCGAATAAGGGTCTCATGCCTGAATACAAAAAGTGGGCTACTAGGGACAAGGCTAACGCAGGACTTATGGCGGTAGAACTTTTCCGCAGCTGCACCGGGTTGATTGAATACAACTACGTCCTTGAGCGAGCTGGGAGAAGACCCACACGTTTCGTTGCTCCTACCAGTGAGCTATTAGACTGGATTGAAAACTACAACGACAGCAGAGAACTCATCGAACCCTTCTGGATGCCTACCGTGGACCTCCCGGAGCCTTGGACGGGTATCTGGAGTGGTGGTTACCCGGAGGACGACAGGTTGCCATCCGTGCCTTTCATCAAAACCTCCAACATGGACTACCTGCGTTCCATTGAAGGGGGACTGGAAGAGTCTATGAAGGCTGTCAACTGTATCCAGCAGACGCCTTGGGAAATCAACTCGGAAGTTAAAGAGGTATTTGAGTGGGCTTGGGACAACAACGTAACCATAGGAGACCTCCCCAATCGAAAAGATGAGGACCTCCCGCCAATGCCGAGGGACTTCAAGACCAACAAAGATTCCAATACAAACTGGAGACGAGAGGCTGCTAAAATATACGACATCAATCTATCGACCAAGTCCAGACGTCTGTTGACCGCGAAAGTTCTACACCTAGCAAAGAAGTTCGAGGGTAGTCGCTTCTTCTTCCCTTCCAACGTAGACTGGAGGGGGAGGGTCTATAACATCCCGTCATTCCTAAACATCCAAAACGCCGACCCCTCAAGAGGGTTGTTGCGGTTCTTTCGCTCAGAAAAAGTCCAAACGCCTGACCAAGCGCGATGGCTAGCAATTCACGGAGCGAACACCTACGGCAACGACAAGGTAACTTTGGACGAGCGCGTGGAGTGGGCTAACAGTTACGCAGAGGAGGCTCAGTTGATTGCGTCCGCCCCCACCAAACATCTCTCTTGGAAAGACGCCGACAGCCCTTGGCAACACCTCTCGTGGTGCTTTGAATGGGCTGAATACACACGCACCGGGAAAGTAAAGACTAAACTTCCGTGCGCTCAGGATGCCACCAACAACGGCTTGCAGCTACTCGCTTGTCTGACGCACTGTGAAGAGACAGCCTACGCCACGAACGCTTCGCCTACTCCCACTCCACAGGACATCTATGCGGTCATCGCTGCGCGAGCTGTCAGTAAACTACAAGAGGACGCTGCTACGGGAAATGTGGTAGCTCGTAAATGGTTAGCTTTTGGTGTTGACAGAAAAGCCACAAAGCGACCCACCATGGTATATCCGTATGGAGGAACATTCTACTCATGTCGCGCTTACATTGACGAATGGTATCAGGACAGATTACGCAAAGAACACGCCGACAATCCCTTCAGCGAGTCCGAGCGCTTCAAGGTCACTGGCTACCTTTCTAAGTTCATCTGGAGAGCCATCCAAGAAGTGTTTGATAAGCCAACCAAGTGTATGCAATACCTACAAGGAGTAGCCAAAGTATTGACGCGAGCCGGGAAGGACGTGAAGTGGACAAGCCCTTCAGGTTTCCCGGTGTTGCAGCACTACACCAAACAAACATCCAAGTCAGTTTCGACCAAGATTGCAGGGGAGGCAACGTGGGTAAACTTCCGAGACAGCACAGACGAATTGAGTGTGGCAAGGGCAAAACAAGGAATTTCTCCAAACTTTGTTCACTCCCTTGATGCTTCCATTCTTACGCGCAGCGTAATTTACGCTAACTCACTGAGTATCTACGACTTCGCGTGTATTCATGACTCCTTTGGAACCCACTCAACAAGGTCTCAAGACCTCGCCGATTCGATAAGAAAAGCGGCTTCTGAAATTTTTAGTGTTGACCTTCTTCGAGAATTCGACGATACCTTGCGGCGTTCTGACACAGAGTTAGAATACCCTGAGTTACCTGAGTATGGAACATTCGACCCAACCACGGTCAAACATAGTCAGTATCTCTTCAGTTAAAACCAAACACAACAAATACGAAAATGAGTAAAGACGTTAATAAGTTAGTCACCCCTATCGGAACCGCAGTCTACCCTAAGTTGGTAGAACCTGACACAGCCTTCGATGAAGCAGGGGTTTATACCTGTAAGCTCCACGTTACCAAAGAGGAGTTTGCAGAGTTCAAAGCTAAGGTGGATAAGATGGCTGACGCTGCCTACGCCTCTGAATGCACAGCACAAGGAAAAGAGTTGCGAAAAGCAACTAGCTGTCCTGTGCGTATCACCCAAGACGGTGACTACGAAATCCTAGCCAAACAGAAGGCTAAGATTACCACCCGCAAAGGAGAGACCATCGAGTTCAACATCCCTCTCTATGACAGCCAAGTCAAAATCATTGACAACAAGCCTAAGATTGGTTCTGGCTCTCGTATTCGTATGAGTGTTATTTTCAGTCCTTGGTTTGTTTCCTCACAAGGCTGGGGTTACACCCTCCGACTCAAAGAGGCTCAGGTCTTGGAGTTAGTCGAGTATGGCGGTGGTGGTGGAGGTTCTTCCTTCAGTGCCGAAGCGGACGGTTACACATCTCAAGGAGAAAGCTTAAATGATGCCTTGGAAGCACAAGAACCGGCCACGCCGTTCATCTAGCGGCTATCGGTCTCGTTTTGAAGAGAGGTTAGCGCTTGGCTTGCAAAAGCGAGGCGTTGACTTCTCCTACGAGACGGAGAGATTTGGCTACACTGTAGTCCACCACTACACACCCGACTTCGTCCTCGCCAATGGGGTGTTGATTGAAGTTAAGGGTTATTTTACCTCAAAAGACCGGACAAAGCACCTAAAAGTCCGCGAATCTAATCCAACCCTAGATATACGTTTTTGTTTCCAGAACGCTAAGAACAAGCTCAACAAAAAGAGCAAGACAAGTTACAGCGACTGGTGCGAAAAACATGGGTTTCAATGGTGCGAAAAAGTAATACCAGAAGAATGGGTTTCGTAAACACACACCAACCGTGCGAAGAGTGCGGAAGCAGCGATGGTCTCGCCATCAACGATGACGGTAGCTCCAAATGCTTCGTCTGCGGCACGTTCACACCGGGCCAAAACAACCAAAACAACAACACACAAATGCAACAACCAGAACAACAAAGTAATACCCCGCAGTTTATTCAAGGGGACGTCATGGCTATCCCCAACCGAGGTCTACACAAAGACGTCTGTCAGCGGTATGATTACCGCATCGGGGAGCACAATGGCAAACCGTGTCACGTAGCAACCTACCGCAACCCTGAGCGGACCATCGTAAGTCAGAAGGTTCGCTTCGAGGGAAAGGACTTCACATCCATCGGTAGCCCTACTTATTTTTGGGGCCAGCACCTATGGCCCAACGGAGGTAAACGCCTCACCATTACCGAAGGCGAGATTGATTGTCTCACTGTAGCTCAAGTGGTGGGCGAGGGTAAGTGGCCTGTGGTCAGTCTACCCAGCGGAGCCCAAGGAGCCAAGCGCGTGTTCCAAAAGCAGATGAAGTGGCTTGAGAAGTTTGAAGAGGTCATCCTCATGTTCGACAACGATGAGCCCGGCAACGCAGCGGCTGAAGCTTGTAGCCATATCCTCCCTGCGGGGACGTGTAAGATTGCTCACCTCACGATGAAGGACCCCAACGAGCTGCTCATGGAGGGCCGTAGCCGGGAAATCGTTGACGCCTACTGGCAAGCTAAAGTTTGGAGACCCGATACTATCATGGACGGGACTGAACTATTCGAGCGACTCACCACCACCAAAGTCAACGACAGTGTTCCTTACCCATGGGGTGGACTCAACGACAAGACACACGGTCTCCGTCTAGGAGAAATTGTGACGCTATGTGCTGGCTCAGGTATCGGTAAGAGTGCGGTAGCCAAAGAGCTAGCCCACCACCTACTCAAGCACACCGACAAGAAGATTGGTTACATAGCGTTGGAGGAATCCATCGAGCGCACCGCGAACTCCATCATCGGCCTAGAGATGAACAAGCTTTTGCATCTTGAGCCCATCAAGGTAGACGATGATTACAGGAACGCTTTTGAAGCTACAGTGGGTAGCGGTCGTGTTTTCTTCTACGACCATTGGGGTAGCCTTGAGTCTGAGAACCTACTCAACCATATCCGCTACATGGCTAAAGCTTTAGGCGTTCAATACCTCGTTCTTGACCATTTATCCATAATTGTTTCAGGTCTCGATGGTGGTGACGAGCGGAGGCTCATCGATAACACGATGACCAAGCTCAGGGCTCTTGTTGAGGAGTGCGGCATCGGTCTTGTTCTTGTCAGTCACCTCAAGCGCCCCGAAGGGCGTGGTCATGAGAACGGAGCCGAGACCACGTTGGCCCAACTGCGCGGCAGCGCGGCCATAGCCCAACTAAGTGACATGGTTTTAGGACTGGAAAGGGACCAGCAAGATGCAGATACCC